TTTCCTGAGGGTTCAACGGCAAAGAATACCAATTAACCTGTTCTAAATCACGAGCAGTCCACGCCGGCATTATTGTTCTAGACTCTTCGGTATAAAGAGAAGAATTTGTTGGGTATTGAATGGCTTGCGTTGGCACGTTATATTTTTGGTATTCATCTTTTCCTAAACAATCTTTATTTGCGCGTCTATTAACACCACGCAATTCACTTTCCAAATCAACACAGTTTGTCATTAAATTGCCGCCCCAGGTTTGAATTCTTACTTGGGGATCCGCCATATACGCCGGCTTATCTCCATTTCCTGGGACGTTCAAAATCCATCTGCCAACGTCGGTTGATTGTTGCAACTGCTTTGCAACTCTGCAAGGATCATCGTGAAATCTTGTGAATGACATAATATTATAAATAGATAAGATTTTATTTATGTCATAAATTAATAAAAACTAATACTTAAACCTATGATAAAATATATTAACACTAGAACTAAAGAATGGAATTAACAATAACTGAAAAAAAAGCACTGCCAACTTTGTGTTTGAATATGATTGTTAAAAATGAAAGCAAGATCATTGCGCGTCTTCTTGACTCTGTCTGCAGCATTATAGACACTTATTGCATTTGCGACACGGGTTCAACAGATAATACAGTTGAACTGATTACCGCATACTTTGAATCAAAAAATATTTGCGGCAAGATTGTTTTTGAACCTTTTAAAGACTTTGCTCACAATAGAAACGTTTCATTAAATCATTGCATTGGAATGTCTGATTACATACTTTTTTTAGACGCTGACATGATGTTGCAAATTCGCGGATTTAATAAAGAAAGTCTATGGTCAGCAGATTCATTTTCTATATTACAAGGCAACGAGGATTTCCATTATCATAACATGAGAATTGTAAGAAACAATGGTTTATATAGTTATTTTGGAGTCACTCATGAATACATTAATACTCCTCCAAATAATTTTAATATAAATGTTCCAAAAGATGTTTTATTTATTAATGACGTTGGAGACGGCGGTTCAAAGGGTAACAAATTTGATAGAGATGTTGCGTTGTTAACAAAAGGCATTGAAGAAAATCCTAACAATGAACGTTATCATTTTTACCTAGCAAATAGTTATTATGATTCTGGAAAAGACAATGAAATGGCGATTGAATGGTATAAAAAACGCATTAAATTGGGTGGATGGGTTCAAGAAGTGTGGTATAGCTTTTATAGGATTGGACTCATTTATAAAAGAATGGACAAAATGGGCGATGCTATATTTAACTGGATTGCCGCGTATGACTGTTTTCCAGATAGAATTGAAAACTTGTATGAGATTATTCAGTATTATAGAGTTATTGGCCAGTGCAAATCTGCGCTCGTCTTTTACAAGTTGGCAAAAAGCATTTTAGATAAGAATCTTAACTGGTCAGAGTATTTATTTTTGCAGAATGATGTATATACGTATAGACTTGAATTTGAGTATTCAATTATTGCTGCATATACTGGGATTAATAATATTAATGATCGCGTAGTAACAATTATGAATAACGCCACCGATCACAACGCGGTTAATAATTTGTTGTCTAATATGAAATTTTATAAAGATGTTCTTGTTCCTGTAAAAAAAATAAACATGTCAGGAGTGTCAGTTCATTTAATTAATGGAGACTATACAGACTTTATGTCGTCTTCTAGTTGCATAATTCCAAATTCTGATGGGGGATATTTAATGAACACCCGGCTTGTTAATTATAAGATTGACGGGCAAGGTTGCTACCATAATTGCGACAAACATATTATAACTATTAATAAATATTTGGAGCTTGATGCCAATTTTGCAGTAAAACTTGAAATATTAATGAATTTTGATTATTTAGATAGACGATATATTGGTGTTGAAGATGTTAGAATTTTTAAGACTGCTAGCAAAAAAACGTTGAAGTTTATCGGAACCGGTTATCACACAAACAACAAAATTGGAGTGGTTTATGGAGATTATAATCCCTTTTATCAAGAAAACAATTTGATTCCCTTTGAGATTGAACCAGAATTTACTGTTACCGATTGTGAAAAGAATTGGGTTTATGTAAATATCAAAAACGAAACGCGTGTAATATATAATTGGTCTCCTTTAAAGATCTGCAAAATTGACGAGAGTAATTCAGAGAAAAATAAATTAAAACTTATTAAAACTATTGAGATGCCCAACATTTTTAATCGCGTTCGTGGGTCAACGTGCGGTGCAAATTATAAAAATGAAATATGGTTTGTTGGACACGTTGTTTCCTATGAACAACCGCGTCATTATTATCACATATTTTCAGTGTTTGACGAAAATATGAAATTGTTGCGTTATTCTGCGCCATTTAAATTTGACACGGAATGCATTGAGTACTGTTTGGGATTAGTTGTAGAAGACGATCGCATTATTTGCACGTATAGTTCGTGGGATAGAACGACTATTATCGCTGTCTACGATAAAAAATATATTGATGGATTGGTCATTTATTAGCTCCACCTTTAAAAAGGTGGATTTAGTAATTTCCAATTAATGTATAATTGTGGTCGCAATTGTAAAGTGAAAATAGTTCTGGATTGTCTAAATACACTTGAAACCACACGTTTACTTCCCACATTAAGGTTTTATAATTTTCAATTGTTTTAATACATTGTTGCTTTGTTAAATCGGCAAACTTTATTAATGCCTTTGAATCTCCTCCAAATACACCGCCGGCAAAATACCAAGCAATATCCTTGTAAATGTCGCTTCTAAAAGTTTTTACCATCATGTTGTGCATACTGGGACTCCAAATTGAACCGATGCGAACATTTTCGTAAGTTTTGTTTTTTAAATCATTGATTGTTGCGTGGAATAATGCATCGTCGTTTTTAAATATGTGATTTATTCCAAAGTCAACCCACACGAATTGGCTTGTTTGAAAGGGGTCAGAATGAAAGGGGTCAGAATGAAAAGGGTTTAATTCAATAGCCTTTCTAATAAACTCGGTTTTGTTACACATTAGAAACATGTATTCTAATGAATCTTTTTCAGGTGTTTGTGTGTTCAAACTAAAATTTGTTATTTGATCTTTGTATTCATATAAATAGATGTCTTCCTTTTTTATTGGGACAATTATTGTATTTGGATAATTTGGAAGAACATTAAGTAATGTTTCATCCAAAAACACAATTTTATTAATTGGACATTCTAATAATTTTTTTCCATAAGAAATATAATCTTGTATATTGCGGTCATTTCGTTGATTTGCACCTTTTATAAATGCGGTTACTAAAGTTGTCATATATTGTGTATAATAATATAAAAAGTTATTTATATTATTATTTTTAACTATAACGTTGCCTGATAAAATAATAAATATAAGATTAAAAATTTAGTGGAATAATAATATATTATAAAATTATATAATATGCCAGAACAGAGTAGTTTTTGGAAAAGTGTAAAAAAAGTTATTAGGCGAACGCTTATTTTAGCCGCCGGAATTTTTGCTGTAAGAAATTCTTATAATAATTTATTGAGCATTCCAGCAAATATAATTGCGGGAATGCTCAATAAAAATATAGAAAATGATCCTCTTATACCAACAATGCAACCTACGTTTGAAATTGACAAAGAAATTTTAGGATCAAATTCTGAATTAATGAATGCAAATTTAAGAAAAAGAGTTCAACCTAATGAAATAATTAATGCGGCTGTTACAAAAAAGCCAACTACGGCAAAGCCAACTGCAGCAAAGCCAACTGCAAAGCCGACTGCAGCAAAGCCGACTGCAGCAAAGCCAACTGCAGCAAAGCCAAGTTCGGCAAAACCAACGGCAAAGCCAACTGCGGCAAAGCCAACTGCAGCAAAGCCAACTGCCGCAAAGCCAACTGCCGCAAAACCAAGTCCGGCAAAACCAACTGCATTTCCAACTAGACTCCCAACCAGAATTCCAACTAGAACCCCAAATCCAACCCCAAATCCAACTCCAAATCCAACTGCAAATCCAACTGCAAATCCAATTGCAAATCCAGTGCCAACCCCAGCCCCTACAGCTTCAGCGGACGGTTGTTTCAAAGGAGACACAATAATTTTAATCAATGACAATGAATATAAAAAAATTAGTGAAATTAAAAAAGATGAAAAAATATTATTGTCTGATGGAAACGTTGGCGTTGTAAAAATTCTTGCAAAATATGGGTGTTTAAATAACGTTGCAAATCTCTGTAATGTTGATGGTTTTTACGTTACGGACAAACATCCTATTTATAAAATAAGCAATGAATATAAACACAACACTTCCATGGATTGGATTTATCCAAAAGATATTGCAAAAGCCAACATAATGCAATGTGATTTTGTTTATTCCGTATATATATTGATGGAAGATGGATCATTGCCTAAAGCAGGATTTATAGTAAAAGGACATAAAAATAACTGGGGGGCAGTTCCAGTTGGAAGAGAAATTAATCACGAACTATTGCAAACGCCATTTTGGAATAAAGGAATTGCTAGCATTATAAACACTAGTGAATTTAAACCAGATAATAATGGTGTTTTGGAATTAGATTCAACTCTTCATAGAATAGTTAAAATTTCAGAACCAAACAATTACGGCTTTTGGTATAAAAATAAATTGTACACTTATGAAAATAACACTGTAGTTATTTCTGAAAATTAACACAATTACCAACCTCCAAAAATGGATTTAATTGTGTTTTCTGACAAATTTATACCATATTGTCCTGATACGACTTTAACCGTTTGAACCATTAATTCAGAATCTTCATCATCGTCGTCATCATTATTATTATTTTGTGTAGGATTATTTTTAATTTTATTACTAAGAATGCAAAGAGTTTTATACATAAGCTCAATAACAGGAAGAAATTCTGTATTTCGTTGTTTTTGTTCCACGACTCGTTCTTTTTCTTTCATGTATAAATACTGGTTTTCAAGAAATTTTTCTGCGGCATCAATAGTTCCGTCGTCTTTTTCAGAATAATTTACTGCATTTGTTTCTAAATCTGGATCTATATTTTCCTGATTTTTTTTTACATTTATAAACATTTCAATCATTTTTAAACACTTATCAACTTCTTCAAGTGCTTCGCATTTTTCGCATTCTAATTCAAAATACCCGTCTATTCCACATAAAGTGCATTTACTTTTGGGTCCAATTCTCTTTTTCTTTAACATTTTAATAGTCTGATCATCAAGGACTTCCTTTGAAAAAGACCCTCCGCGAACATTTTCAACGCCATATTTATCCATATACTTTTTTGTGTATTTATCATCATCATAATCATCGCAATTGTCAATGATTTCTTCTATATTTACTGGTTTGTATTTCCTTGTCCAATCACAAATATCGCATTTATTGTGATATTCTACTGTAATTTCATTTTCCGTTGTTTTTCCAATATAATACTTTTCGCCTTCTAATTTTAAGATATAAACAAATACCATCTAATTTAATAAACAATTGTAATAAGTTTTTAAATATTGTACTTTGAAAACTTATTTATTCTCTTTCTTGATTTAATGCCACGCGTATGGACCATTGCGCTGAACGTTGATTTCAGATTTGTTGGGTTCCACATTTATAGCGTGTTTTGTTCCATAAACGGTCCAATAGAAACTGCCATTTTTGCCATAAACTGTGAACGCATTGTTCTCAACCTCTGATGTTTCGTATACATTTTTTGAATAAATAGGGGTAATTTGAACGCTTAGATTTGATGCCAATGATTTAACATAATTAGGCAATTGGATTGCAATGTGCGAATTGTTTTCAATAGTCGCCTTGCCTCGGTAATAAACGCCGGCTTCCGGACCCTCCAAACACGCGTGAACTAAATATTTTGATTCATCCAATGGGTGATTAATAATAAATGTTTTTGGAGGAATTGTTATTGGCCACGATGGACCTGTTGCACCAGTTGGACCAGTGCAGTCCCTTCCAGTTGGTCCCGTTGGGCCTTTATTGCCGGTAGCGCCAACGTATCCTCTTAGACCAGTTGGGCCTTCCAATCCAGTTGTACCTAGAATTCCCATGTTTTTGCTTGGACAGCAACGGTTTCCACCTAAATAACTTAAATATGGGTTTGACATTATACTATATATAATATCAACATAGTTTTTGTTAGAATCTATACTTTTGGGGTACCGATGGAAATAGCAGGTTTTTAAGTCTATCGGCGTTTAGAATTTGTTTGGCACCACCTTTTCTAAAGGTGGTATTTAGAATTTGTTTGGCACCACCTTTTCTAAAGGTGGTATTTAGAATCTGTTTGGCACCACCTTTTCTAAAGGTGGTATTTAGAATCTGTTTGGCACTACCTTTTCTAAAGGTGGTATTTAATACCATTTATAAGGTCCTTCACCATTTACAACAATAGAACTTTTATCTGGTTCTACGGCAATGTCATTTTTTGTTCCATATACGTACCAGTAAAAACTTCCATTGTTTCCATAAACAGTGAATTGATTGTTCTCAATCTCAGTCACTTCAAATAAATTGGGTTCTTCTCTCCCTTTGCAGTAAATAGACGTAACTTGAATAGAAAAGTTTTTGGCCAATGGCGCAACATAATCGGGCAATTGAATTGTTGTTGACTTATTGTTATTAATGGAAGCTTTTCCGCGATAATAGACTCCGGCTTCGGGTCCTTCTAAACAAGCATGAATCAAATATTTGGAATTGTCTAGAGGATGATCTATGATAAAAGTCTTAGAACCAGTGGGTCCCTGTGGACCGGTTGATCCTAAACAGCTGCGACCAGTTGGCCCAGTTGCTCCTGTATAGCCAGTAAATCCACTGTCGCCTCTTGGTCCGGGTTCACCCTGGTGTCCAATGGGACCTTGAGGTCCAATTGCCGGAAAATCGCAACATCTTCTTGCGCCTAAATAGTTTGAATAGCTGTTATTATTAAAACTTGACATTATTATATTAATATGCGATAATATAATAATCTGTGTACTTTTTACCAACGCGTGATAAATTTTTTTTAATTTTTATCATTGAAAAATAAAAATTAAAATTGCAGCGGTTAAGCGTCACCATACATGGTCTAAAAATTAGCTCGAGGGTAATGGTGCGAGACACAATCGAATGGACCCAAGTGACGCCACATCATACTTCACAACTAAAGGCAAATCGTTCTCCAAATAAACCTCAATCTGTGAACACAAGTTTGTGCACTTGATAAAATAGCCTAAATTCTTCAGAGAAAACTCGCCTTGAATAACCTTTGACGAATCTTGCTTCAAAATGAAACCCATGCTGCCATCCGACTCGGCTCGGTGGATCTCAGCATTGGCGAATTGACCAGAACACTTGAATATGAGCTCATTACCAACCGACTTGATCTCCAACTTATCCGAAATGCCAGACAAATCACGAATAATCTTTTGGAAATCAGCTGAAGGCAAGTTAATAATGGAAGAAAAGGTAACGTTGGGATACTCAAGCTCCTCAGGATCTGGCTCAATCAATCGCAACTTCTGTGTCTTGCATTGCTTAATCTCACCATTCTCAAACTTCAAAGCCAAATGAGAAACAATACCATCCACGTAATCACCGTTCTCAATATAAATGGTGAGCGTATCATCATTGTCAATGGAATTAATCAACTTGAACAAGTGGAACATATTTACTCCAATAATAATCTTCTCCTTCTTGCACTCATAAAACTCAAAATTTTGGGCAGCCAAATATAAATGCGCTAAAATAGTGTGCGACTTGTCCATATTAATAATGCGAATTCCATCGGGTTGAAACGAAATGTTTGTCTCTAAAAGAATGTCCTTTAATGCCGTCATTAAAGTTCTAAACGGAGCAATTTGAACCGTTTTAATTGTCAAAACGTTGTTGTCTGTTGATCCCTTTGATACAAAATTTGACATTTATATCTAAACTTTGTTCACAATCTTTAAATACTTATGTGTCAAAATATTAAAATTAAACGCACCGAATTCTAATATTTTTATTTTCTACGTGTAGTTTTTTTTACGCTAGATTTACTTTGGGAACGTGTTTTTGTCCATGACCATATTTCTTCTTTGCCTGCTTCGCTAATTTGAGTGCTTTGCTATTTGGTTTACAACCTTCTTCCAATATATTGTAATCCACCGCGGCAGCTTTTCCTGAAGTTATTGAGCTTGCCAGTCTGGCAATACCCCACGATTGCCCTGTTTGATTTGGTCTTGATCCAGAAGAAAAATACGCTCCTTCTCCTTTACTGATTATTTTTGCTAAAGCCGCCTTTGAACATCCGGTTTTCTTCGCCAATTCGTCTGTCGCGCCTATTTTTTCCACTTTGTATATTTTCCTTGCATTTGCTACATGCTGCGATGGTTTGGATTTGAATGATTTCACTTGTTTTCTTGTGTAATATATGCCTTTTTTATAAAGCCTGCGAGATTTTAACAGCATCTTGCTGACCTTTTTTTTATCCTTTTGAGTTAATCGTTTTGGCAAGTATCTTAACACCACTTTTCTGGTCTTATTTTTCTTTCCACCGCGGTTTCTTTCAGTCCAATCCTCTCCTACATTTCTAACCAGCTTACCTTTAACTGCATGTGGTCTAAACTCCGGAACATAATCTATGTCTAATAATTCATCTTTTATTTCCGACGTTCTCCCAATTGTTCTTCTCCTTGATTTCCGTTCTTCCATTTTATCTCTTTGTTCGTTAATTTCACGCAACAATTTTTCATTAAATCTTTGTTTGAACGATTGTCGCACATTTGGTATATTCAAAAATCTTTGAAACATATCTACTAGTTTGTTTATATCTGTTTGATTGGGGTCCGTATTAAATGCATCCAATTCTTCCATTAAACTATAAACATCGGCGTCGTCACCTAAATTGAAATTTCTAAAGAAGCGATATCCTTCCTGAACTCTGCTAGAATTTAACGATGCATCAGAATTGCTCCTTATAAATTCACTAGTGAATAAAGTGTCAAATATATCCTTATTATTCTGAATAAATTCTACGTACTTTACTCTATTATCATCAAAATTTGGTATCATACTTTATATATTATATAT